AAGATCAGATGTCTTAATACCATGATCACAATGTTTGTGACTATTCATCTTAAAGCTCTCAATCTCTAAATGACCGAAAAGAATATCGCTCTTTTTTACATCCTTAAGGCTAGCACCCCAGGGTAGGAATGTAGCTGTCTTACCTAAAATAGTAAATGTTGTAGGTTCACTTATTACCAATATATTTTTCCACCCGTCTAATATTGAAAGAGAATTAACATCAGACCTGTCCTTATAAAAAGCGTCGTGATTACCAACCAGAATAACAATATTAAAGTCGGACCAAAGCTTAAGAATCTGATTAACTACATGAATAGTATTAACAGCTATTTCATCGCGATAATGATAAAGATCGCCGAGAATAAAAATGTCTTTAATACCTTTACTAACTAATTCTTTCTTGAGCCATTCTGCCCACTTGAGTGCTGTTTCATGCCAAAAGATACTATTCTGATGTACACCAATATGTAGATCAGCAATACAGCAAACCTTATCGGTTTTAATAGTTAACTCTTTAATTGTATTCACTCCCCGGAAGAATTATAATTATCGTCAGTCGGCTCTACGTAAATATGCGCATTACCCGCTACATCAGGATCAAGCATTAAATCCGTATAGACCTTCTCGCGATACTCATTTAATACTGCATGGTGCTTATTTTCTTTCTTAATACGGTTAATAAATGCATGAAAGGCAATAGTCGTAAAATATGAGAACGGACTAAATCCTGTATCGAGTTTAAACTTTTTATTTCTTAATGCTGAGAACATCTTGACAATAGCATCACCAATCATATCGTCCTTATAAGAATAATTGATAAAATTTGGTGCATATGAGAGACCGTGAGCAATTTTTGTAATACTCTCACCGAGTTTTTGCGTAACATGGCCAGATTTATAATAAGCTCTTATTTCATCTTCAAATTCTTTACTATTAACATAATGAACCTTTTCTTTACCTTTCTTAGTTACTGTTGTAACTGCCGGTACGGGCGTTGTTAATAGTTTTTGCAATTCAGGGTCATTCTCTATAGCATCATCAGATACTATAGCGTCCTTGCTATTCTTTTTAACTTTCTTGGATTTTTTTAATAGAGAATTGGATTTTTTCTTTTTCATATAAATTTATTCTTTTGTCCATATGCGCAGAGCTATACTTAAATTCATCGGCGATGTCGAATATTATAAGCTTATCCTTATCCTTATGCAAGCGAAGTCCTCTGCCGATTGACTGTACAATTTTTATTTTGGCTTTACCTCCACATGCAAAAATAATATAGTGTAAATTTTTAATGTTAATACCAGTTGAAAATATTTTTGATATAGCAACAACGACAACATCAGAATGGTCTTCCATTAATTTTCTAATTTTGTCTCTCTCAGTAACTTCCACTTCACCACGAATAAAATAGCATTTTTTCTCTGGACATATTTTTTTAATTGTATTAAAAAGTGTTTCACCATGTTCAATAAAGTCAACAAGTATAAGTGTGTTATTATCAAGCTTGCATGATAATTTACCTATAACATTATTTCTAAATTCATTTCTCATTAAAAATCTCTGCTCTTCACGATATAAATTAGATGAAGATATAACTACATCCTTAAAAGGATCTTCTTTATAGTATAATTTTAATATTTGAACCTGTACATTACTTACAAAGTTTTCTAATCTAAGCTCATAACTATTCTTTTCATAAATTATAGGGCCAATTTTGCCTATAATATTCCACTGATCTAGGGGATTTTCTGGCATGGTACCAGTAAAGCCAAACCGTACTGAGGTTTTTATTTTCTTTAAAATTTTATTTACTTCATTGCCTTTTCTAATTTTATGCACTTCATCTACGATAAGAGCATCTATATTTTCTATCCAAGTTAAGTCTGTATTTTTACTTTGCAGAATACCGAGATTAGCTATTATAACATTTGCAGGGTTATCTTGATCGTCTTCTATCCCGTGTTTACCTGTCCACCTTCTTGTAGAAAAAGGCACATTATATGCAGCAAAGTCTGAGTAGGTTTGCTCTACTAACCCTAAATCGGGAACGATATATAAACATCGAAATGGTCGACCGTATTGGAGAAATATTTTCGTTAAGAGTGAGGCAGCTGTAAGTGTTTTACCTCCGGCGGTTGCAAGAACAATAGTCCCTCTTCCGATTGAAAAGGCCTTTTTAACTATTTCTTCCTGGTAGTCTCTCAACGGTAATGCTAAAGGTACGATATTATTACTAAAATTAGTACTCGATTGCCATTTTTTAGCAGGTAAAATTTGCTTAAGTAGCGACTCATCGGTTTTTACTTCACCTACATAGTTGTTACTGGTTAAATGTTTTCTTATTTCAAAATAAAGCCCGGGATCAAATCTACCTGTAGGTGTTATTGCATATGTTCTTTGAGGTAAGAATCTGCCGTATCTTCTACGAATAAAAACAGCAGCTTCATTTTTTACGGAAAAGACCTCTCTAATATCCTCAAACATATCTCCGGAAAGGACACCCATTCCCTTTTTTTCATCAAAAGAAAAATTTATCATGTTGTTTCTAGCTTAATAATATCAATAATATTTTTTAAATCGTAAGATGCAGAGCTTAATGTTTTTTCTGACTTCTCTAACAATTCAATTACCAATTCTAATTGTTTTATCTTACTGTCAATATCGATAAACTCGCTATGTTTTTCAATAGCCCTTTCAGCGACTGGAAGTGTTAATTTTACTGGACTTTGCTCCTGTAATTTTTCGACTAGTTCACGTTTTAATGATTCGCGTCTTTTACGTAACTCGTTGAGTTCTAACTTATGACGTACACACCTACCTGCCCATTTATGCTTAATGCCAGGTAGTTTAAGCTGATAATCCTTTAATATAAGCTCATCAATTTTTAAATCATTTTCAAGCTCTTTAATATAATCTTCTAACAACATTAACTAAATAATAGTATAAAGTTATATGAAATCAATTGGTTTATTTGAATCTAGATTTTTAAAACTACTTGAAACTGCAAATGTTGCCGGGGGTGCGGGTGGTGTTTTCGGTGCAGGAGCAGCTTCTGGAGATTTTGGAAACCAATTTCCTTCTCAGAACGATAAAGCTTATGCTCCAGGTGATGCAAGGTTGCCAAAGATTTTAGGAGCAAAAAAGAAAAAAAAGAAAACAGTATTTAAAGTACAAAGACGGCCGCTTCCTGGATTAGAGATGTAATTTTGTTAAGTATTTCTATGGATTTAGGCCATTGGATTCTTAATGAAAACGTTTTAGTTGACGAAACAACTTTTGGTTTTATATATGAAATTACCAATACAGTAACTGGAAAAAAATATATTGGTAAAAAACAATGTAAGTCAAAATTAAAAAGAAAGCCATTAAAGGGTAAAAAAAACAAGAGAATAGAAATAAAGGAATCGGATTGGAAGACTTACACTAGCTCTTCAACAGAATTAAATGAAGATATAATCAAATACGGTAAAGAAAAGTTTATTTTTAAAATCTTACGAGCATGCGGCTCGAAATGGGAGCTAGCTTATTTTGAAATAAAAGAACAAATAGATAAAAATGTTTTGATGAGAAGTGATTATTATAATGGCATAATAAATGTACGTATTGGAAGGCCTCCTAAAAATTTTCTTGATTAGTTTTAAAAAAGCGCCATACTTTCTATAATGCTCAATCAGATAGAATTTAGTCAGTATAATTTTCGTATACTTAATTTTAATAGTCTGTTTAAAGATATTGAGGTTAATATTATTAACGATTTACATACACATCATCTTCTTAAAGATAGAATATCTACTAGTGCAAAAAGATTTTTCTATCACCATATAATATTAGGTCTATGTGAAAGCTTACTGAAAAATAAAGTTAAAGAAAAGACAATTATATATTTTAATAATACCCAGTTAGGTAATTTTCGTTTACTTAAATTCTTTAAAGAAGATGAGGTATTAGAACTTTTAAATCAAATTTTTAAAAAAATACGTAAGCTATTACCAATAAAAATTTTTATATCGTCAATATCATTTGATTTTCTATCACATTTATTACAGAAAAATGACGGTAGAGGTGTTGAGCTTATTAATAATATTAGATCATATCTTGATTCAATAAGCCTTGAAAATTATACATTTAGCAATATTCAACGGTTTACAAAATCATACGGTCTATTATTTTTAAATAAAGAATACTTTAATCAGCTTAAAGCAAAACAACTTATTATTGTTTAATTTAATAAATAATAATATGACGTTTAATCAAAAACTGCAGTCTATACTTTCCGTGTTAACTGAAGCACCCCAACAGGATATGAATACACAAGACGCAGCCGCTCCTGCTCCTGCTGCAGAACAACCCGCTCCTGCACCTGCTAATGATCAACCTACTCCCATTCCCCCTGAAGGTTATGTAGATATGGTAAGGATGCTTGCAAAAGCACTAGTAATGAACGTACCTGCAGGTTCTATTGACGCTTTATTTTCAACTCCTATTAACAAAGAAAACGCAACACAAGTAAGAGAAGGATTACAAGATGCAATTAATACAAACGAAAATTATGAAGACAATCCTCAAAAATTAGATAACCCTCATCTAAAAGAATTTGTAAGTTCAATAAATGAAAACAATTTTATGTCAAAATATAAGCAATTACTTTCAGTAATGCAAAAGTATAGTAATGACCCTAAATTAAAATGATATGCGTAAGCCCAAGGTTAAAAAGCCGTATAAATCGCTTGAAGATATCTATCTAAACGAATCGTTTGCTAAGCCTGTTTCGCCTCTACCCTATAAAATTGTTATTAAAGAGGATGCAGATGTTTTAATACAAAAAAATCCACCACATGGAGAAGTTGAAGAATATAGAGTTTCTGATAAAGTTGCTAAAGAAATAAGAAGCAGTATTAAAAAACAAGAAGTTAGCAAAACTGAAGAAGGCGAACTTACTGCAAGTGCTATTATAGATAAGGTTTTAGAGTATGATGGATGGAAGGTTGGAACTAAGGATTATCCAGCATTATTAGAAAGAGTAATTGGTATTTTTTCTAGAGGTGAAATTATACCACAAAATTTTAATAATTTGCTAACAATA